GGGCAAAAAGCCTGAAAGCATAACAGCTTCAAAGGCTTAAATGGTCGGAGTGGCGGGATTTGAACCCACGACCCCTAGTCCCCCAGACTGCTCTATTGCTTTATATTTCAACGGCTTAGAATATGACTAGCGCCAGTTTCCAGCGCCATTCCGGCCGCTATCTGTGCAGCTGTCTCATGCCGGCGGCGAAGATGGCAAGCGCGGCGATGGCGCTGGCGAGCGCCAGCACGGCAAGAACAATGCGCATGGAATTGGCTTTACGGTTCGTGCGGGGGGACGGTCATGCCGGCAGAACGCATCGCGTCCTCAAGTTGATCGATGCGGGCCAGCGCGCGATAAATCTTCGCGTCCTGTTCCGCGACGTGTTCGGCGTGGCGGACCTTCTCCTGTTCAAGCGCCTTGGTGTAATGCGAGATGATGTTGGCAACGGCACTGTCCAGGTGCTTCATGATCTCGGGCTCTTTTTCGACCCGCTTTAGCTTCACTCCCATGCGGTGGGCGAGATAGCCGGAAATCGCGCCGATCAGGCCGGTCGCGATCGTGGTGATCTGCGGGTCGATTGTCGGTGGAGGTGACCAGTTCATTTCCGTCCTCGATCAAACCACGTTGAAGGTGAGCGTGCGCGTTTCCGAGCCGAAGCTGTTCGTCGCGGTCACATCAATCGCGATGACATCACCGGCCACTACCTGCCCGCCCATTGCATAGGTCCAGCCGGTCGAGAATGCGCCGGATACAACCGCACCATTGCGGCGCATCACGCGCGAGAAGGTCAGTCCGCCGCCAGACCAGTTGCCGGGCTCCACGCGCACCGTGGTGACCGTGGCGGCGGTGATGGTGCCGGCAGATGGCAGGCCGGCGCCCGTGACGCCGGTGCCCGTCAAGCGCGCCTGAAAGTTGGCGCCGACGATCGTATCGTCGCCGATATACCAGGGCGCCGTGCGGGCATTGGTGTAAAGCTGGAAAACCTGCGGGCGCTCGATCGTGATCTGGGCAGAGAGAGCGACAGCATCGAAGTTGAAATCCAGCGTCGGCGGCGCAACCGCTGTGTCATTCGCGAACCAGGCATCGGGCGGGCACAGGAATACGCCGTCGATGACCGCAGGAAGAGGATTGGAGAAACCGAAAGCGCCAAGGTTCGCGTTCGAGAAGAGCGCGTTAGGCGAGCCAAGAGATAGCCCGAAATTATCGAGGCCTGCCGCAGGTCCGCCCGAACCGTTCTCGATGCGCAGCCCACACATGAAGGCGAAATAGGTGCCGGGCGCTCCACCGGTGATCGTCATGTTGCTCGAACGGGCAAAGCGAATGGTCTGCGCGGCGGCGGGCGTTCCGGAAACGGTAATCCTCTGTTGATCGTATCCCGATTGTGCCACCTTGGCGGCGGTGACCGTTACGCCCGTGCCGTTCGCGAGGTTGTTGGTCAGGGTATGCGTCGTGGCCACCTGGCCCGTCGGGGCGACGCCGCCTGCCAATGCGCCGGTCGTTCCGGTATAGGCCCGCTCCGCATAGATGTTCGCGCCGCGCCACGTCTTGGCTGCGGCATCCGCGAGGATCGCATCCGTGGTCGCGGTGGTGATATGCGGCTTCAGGATTTCGGCCAGCATGTTGCCGAGCGTCCAGCCGCCGAATGCGTTGGCATGCACATTGTTATCCGAAGCGTTCGCGCCGGTCGTGAAGTCATAGGGGCCGAAGCTATTGATTGCCGTCCACCAGTTGAACAGGATGATGCGCGCGCCATGAATGGCTTGCAGCGCCGTCACCTTGGCCACCTGCGCATCCCGCACGATCTGCTGCCAGTTGCCGCCCGTGGTCTCGCCTGATACGGATGTCCAGAGCGTGGGCATGACGACGATGCGCGTCGTGCTCGGCAGCCCCGCCACAACCGCATCGAGGTTGCGTTCCCACTTGGTGAATTGAGCGGACCATCCCGAGCTTTTCAGGCCGTCATTGTGGCCATCGGAAGCGTAAACGAAAATATTCGGAGCCTGTTTCAGCGCCGCGTCCCGGCGGGCAAAAACGCCGTCGAGCGTCTCTCCGCTCTTGCACTGCATCCATCCTTCGGATGGCATGATGCTGCCGCCCATGGCCTGCAGCGCCCAGGCTGGCCAGTTGCGCACGCCCGGGGCCGCGCCTTCCGAGCCGGTGCCGTCGCCGTAGAATGTGATCAGCCCACCGAGAGGAACGACGGGCAGCGAGCCACCGCCGCCGCTGCGACGGCGGCGCCGGCCGATCGTGACGGTGGGGCCGATCATCATGCAAAGCCCTCGATGCCGGTGGCCGTGGTGCCGGTGGCCCAGACGCGGCTCACGCGCCAGGCGACACGCTCGCCGGCGAGCACGGCATGGGTGGAGAACGTGCCATCGGGCTGGCCGGCCCAGGTCACGCGCACATTGCCCGCGCCGGCGAAGAACATTTCCCGCGTCATCTGGGAAAGATCGTTGCTGTCATTCGGCGTGATGGGAAAGCCGATGGCGAGAGGGCTGTGCAGCTCCAGGCGCGAAAGGCCGAAGCGGTCGGGTGCAGGCATTTTCTATCTCCTTTTCCAGCATCCGGCGGCAATGCCGGCTTTGTTTGTCTCAGCGATCTTGGAAACGTCGAACCCCGGTTCATTCACCATCAGGGCTTTCGGGCCGGGCAGACTTTCGCAACCGGACAGCAGCACCAGCAAAGCCGCCGCTCGAAAGAGGGATGCGATCATTGCGTCTTCCCCCATTTCGAGGCGGAAAACACTTCCTTCGCCGTATGCCCGCCATGGAAAACGGCCATCCAGAGCGACGAAACCAAGCCCCAGGCCGTCACCATCTCAGCGATCGGCATGTTGCCCTTGATGCCGAGATTGCCGCCGAAGATCGCGGCGATGAGCAGGATCAACCACCCGCCCCACACCACGGCCTGAATGAAATTCCGCCAGAACTGCCAGGCGGTGAAGCCTTGCGCGATTTCAGCCGCCTGCGCATCACTCGCGCGTTGGGCCTCTATTTCCCAAAGCCGGATCATTTCACCGGTTTGCGCCTCCACGCGCGCCACTGCCACCGTCGCGCCCGGCCTCTTCAGCGCCTCCGCCACGGCCGCGGGATCGCTCGAAGTGCCCAGCGCGTCGGCAACGGCCTCAAGGGCCTTGCCCGCAAGCCCGCCCACGGTAGCGCCAACCGGCCCGCCGATGGCGGTTCCGATCAGCCCGCCAAGAACGGGCGCGCCCTGCTTTGCCAGCGTTCTGGCGATGGTCGTGAGAATGTCAGCCATCAGCAATCTCCTTCATGGCCTTTGCGTTCATGGCCCTTGCGCGGTCGGCCTGCATGACGGCCTGATAGATCAGGAAGCCGAGCAGGATCGCGATGGGAACTCCCACGGCGGCAATCGCGAGCCAGTTGGCGCCCGCCACCGCATCGGCCTGCGGAGCCGCCACAACACCGCCGCCCGTGGCCGCAGCGCCGCCGGCGTTGGCGTTCGATTGCTTCTTGGCCCGCGATGCCTCTTGTTCGAGAACGGGCTTCACGGCCCCGCCCTGCCAGCGCACGGCCCATGCGAGCGACCATGCCTCGACTGAATTGACCCGGCGCATCCATCCCTTGCCGAAAACATCGAAGGTGGAGAGCGACCGGAAGAAGGAGCGGCGGCGGGCGCATACCGCCTTCACGCCATCGACCGCGTTCTTCCCCGCCAGCAGCGATTTCCATTGGCGCGCGCGCCCGACACCGGAATTGACCGCCACATCGAACAGGGCCGCATCCGGCCCGGCCAGGAGGCTGTCTCCGTCGATGCGGTTCCAGTAATGGGCGTGATAGATCGCATCGGCCTCGCTGCGCTGCATGGTGCGCACATCGTCTTTTGTCACGGGGCGCCCGCGCCACTCGCGCAACGTGGCCAGCGTAATGCCGAAATTGGTCGCGCCACCCGGATCGCGCTTGTGGTCGGAATAGCCGCCCTCGTGCTTGTAAAGCGTGGGCATGAAGGCTTCGAGGGTTGCTCGCATCGCCTTACCTCACCGAGTATAGCTGATATTGACTGAGCCAGCGTCAAATGTGTTTGCGCCTGTTGCCAAAATACGAACGCTGGTAATTTCGCCTGCAAGAGTTTTAACTCCCGCACCAAAGTGGCCCGAAGTAGGAGAACTCAAATTAGTATGGCTTTGCGTCCATTTGTTTCCACTCATGCGCCGAATAGTCATGTGTCCAGAAACAATGTTTGCAGTTGATCCACCGAAAAGAACAAATCCGGTTGTGTTATTAATAGCTTGAACACCGTTTCCTCCGAACGCAAGTACCGATGTCGAAACGTATCCGGCAACCTCCATTCCGCTGCTTGTTCCAATCTGCACCAGCAAATGATCTGTGCCATTCAGGGAAACCCCATCGAAAGGCACGACAATTTCATTAATGCCAGCGGGCAAGTTCGTAAAATCTACTTGCGTACCGCTTGTTGTAGCAACTGGCGTAAGCCGGGCACCAAGGATGGCGTCGATGTTGCCGGCATGCACAAGATCGGAGGCGGCATTGGCGGCGGCGGCGGTGAGGTCGAGGCGGACGCCGCGCAGCGTCCCGCCGCCTTCCGCGATCTCGAGCGTGTTGCCGAAGACGCGCACGCGCACCGGGCCATTCAGCGCCGAGCCTGAACTGGGGATCTCGAAATCGAACTGGGCGCCGATGGTGGTGCCGAAGCGCCGCAGCAGCACCGAATGGCCCGCGCCGGGCGAACCGATTTCCACGGAGCCGAAGAAAGTGTTGTAGCCATCCGAGCGGCGGACGCGCCGGCGCACGGTCTCGATGCCGGCATCGTCGGCGCTGACTTCCTCGTAATCGCTTCCGGCATTGGCTCCCGCCTCGGCCGTGCTGTTGCCGAGCCGGAGCGCCCAGCGCAGCACGTTGTTGGTCAGGCCCCGCAGGGCGTTCACCTGCCCCGATGCGGCCTTGTTGAGGGTCGCCGTCGGGTTGGCCTTGGCAATCTGCTGGTCCGCCGTGAAGGTGTTGGTGGCATTGGTCGCGGCCGCGTTCGTCACCTGGGCGGCGGTGTAATCGCCGGCCTGCGGGATGACATTGCCGGTGCGCCCATTGAAGAAGGAGACGCCGGCGACGGCCGCCACCACGCCCTCGAGCGCCTGCTGCGCGGCCGCCAGCGCAGTGGTGGCGGCGCTGCTCGCGAGGCTGGAAATGCGCCGGGTTTCGGCATCGCGCATGGCATTGCTGTCGAGCTCGCGCTCGAATGCCTCCATATCCCAGGTGTCGCCATTGACGAGATCGGTTTCCTGGGTGGCTGGCGTCACGCGCTCGATGAGCAACGTGGCCGGCGCGGCCGGCATGCCGGCCAGCGGCAGGATCTGCAGAACGCCGCCGGCCGCAAGAACGCTGGTGTATTGCGTGCCGCGCACGAGCACGGTGGCGCCGACCGAAACGCTGCAATGCGTGGCGTCACGGGCTTTGAACCCGGTGTCGAACACGGTTTCCACACCGGTCCAGCTGCGTTCAACCGCGGAAAGCTCGGAAGTGACAGTCATGTCGCCCTCGGGGAGAGGGCGTCCGGATCGGGCTTAGGGGCCACCTCCGAACGCGGCGCCTATGTTGGGCGAACGGCGCGGTTCCACGCGGCCGGGCTCCCACCAGAAGCTTTGTCCCCAGTTCTTCTGCGCCTCGCGCTCGATCCTCTCGAAACGCTGCGGCGTTCTTTCGTCGATCATCAGGGCGAGTTGATCGACCACACCACGCTGGAATGCAGTTCTGAGATACCAGAGGTTCGCCCCTGGCAAAAGGCCGGCCGCGGCATAAAGCGCATCGCCGCCGAAATGGGTCTCCTGACCTTTCCAGGCGCGCTGCACATTGGCCATCAGGAAGTCGCCGAAGACCTTCTCGACCGCGGCGAAGCTGGGGCCGGCCAGCGTTGAGGCGAGGGACGCGCCCTGGCGCGTCTGATCCATGAACAGGAAGTCGCCGAAGATGCCGAAACCGCCGCCCTGCAGCGCCGCCGCGCCCCAGGCGCGGATGCCGATCGGCGTCGTGGGGTCCATGCTGATGGGGTCGCGCCCCTTGGCGATTTCCTTTGCCTGCATGGCCACCATGCCCATGGCCCAGAGCGCGCCGAAGGTCAGCGCCGCATGGGTCAGCCGCGAGCTGTCATTGCCGCGCGCCATGGCGCGGCCGAAATGCAGGAGCGCGAAGGTGATGGGGAAGCCCTTGTATTGCCCGACGGCGCGGCGGAGCTCGCCTTCGGCCGTGCCGGGCTGGCTCTGGCCATACATGAGCGCGCGCGTTTCGGGGTCGCCCTCGATGACGGCGTAATCCATTTCTTCGTCAATGGCGCGCTGCCAGCGATCGGCGATGTCCCGGGCCTTGGAGCTGTCCATCATCCGGAGATCGGCGGCGGTCAGGAACTTGCCGCCGGGGCGCGGCTCGTTCGGCGTGGCCTGCTGCATCACGGCCCATTCCTCGGCGCCGATGCCATAGCGGCCCAGCATGTCGCGGAAGCCCTGCGGCAGTTTCGCATGGGGCGTTTCGAGGCGCGCGGCGGCCGTTGCCATCATCTCCATGCCGAAGGCCGAGCGCAGCACGCCCGTCCAGCGGCGCAAGCCGGAAAGCTGGATCACGCCGGAGGCGATCTTGGCCATGGTGCCGGTGCGCATCGTCTCGCCCATGAACTGGTCATTGGCGCGGATCCGCATGGCGGCGCTGTCTGCCACGAGGCTGAGCTGCGCGGCATTCAACTCGAAGCCGCCATCGGCCATGCCGGCCACGGCGCGGCGGATCACATTGGCCGCCGGAATGTCGTTGAACCGGGCAATCATGGTCATCAGCGCCGGATCGGTGATCGAGGACAGGATGGCCGAGCCCATCTGTGAGCCGACCAGGCCGGAGCGCACCTCGCTCCAGAAATGCGCCTGTTCGATATTGACCGGCACCTTGTTGGCGCCGGTGACCTCGGCCCAGAGGTTCTCGAAGGCGCGCTTGCCCCTGGCGATGCCGGAGGCGATCTTCGCGTTGTCCTTGTAGGCTTGCGCTTTGGCGGCATCGGGCGCGCCGGCTTCGGCCTGGCGCGTCATGCGCGCGGCTTGCCGGTCGAACATCGAGAGCATGAAGCGTTTGGTGGCCTCGGGATTGGGGCCGAGCACGCGGAGCATGGCGATGTCCTCGGCCATGTTCTCGATGTGGTTCATCATCGTCTCATAGACGCCGCGGCCGGCGCCGAATTTCTCGTCATAGGCGGCCCAGCTCTCGGCATCCTTGAAGACGAGGAAGCGGTGCTCATTGCGGCGCTTGGCAAGCGCACCGGCGCCGGTGAAGGCGGAACTCGGCCCATCGGCGCGGCCGCCCGTCGCTACGTTCTCATACATCTCCTCGAGGAGGCGGTTAAGCTTTGACGGGCCGATGGGCTTGCCCGTGTCGAACGAGAGCATGGCGTCGCGCGCGAGTAGAGGCTTGACGAAGGAGATCCATTCCTCGCGCTGAACCGAGCGGATCTTCAGCGTGTCATGCACCGGGTTGGGCAAGCCCCAATCCTGCCGATAGGGCAGCTCGCCGCCGGCATTCACGAACGCCGTGCGCAGCATTTCCGCTGTATCATGCCAGCTCTTGGCAATGGCCGAGGCTCGATCCGAGACGGCCGCGCCCTTGTCCTTGATCGCCTGCAGCACTTCGAGCTCGAGCGCGCTCTGCTGCTTGAACCCGGCCATGGTGGGACGGAGAGCCTCGATGCCATCGGTGAAGAGCGCATGCGCCTGGCCGCGGATGTTGCGGGCCATGTAATAGACCGAGGGCGTCCCGGGCACGAGCTCCGCACCGTCGCGCGTGAGCAGCGCGCGCATGGCCGAATAGAGCGCGCTCTTGCGCGGATCCCGAAGCCAGAACGGCGCCTTGTTCTGGTCGCGGCGCTGGTTGAGGGCCTCCTCGGCACGCTGCACGGTTTTCAGCACATTGAGCTGCGCCTCAATCTGCAGCATGGCGCGCTCGGTTTCCCGCGCGGCGAACGCGGCAACTTCGGTCGCCTTTTCCGTGGCGGCTTCTAGCGCGGCCTCATGACGCGCAAGGCGCTTGCCGAGCTCGAGCTCCGTCTCGGCGATGCTGTCGAGCAAGCCCTGGCCGAGCTCGCGATCGACGATGCCCTTTTCGATTTTGGCGGTGAAGCAGGTGAAGACGCTCATGTGTTCTTGCCTCCGCCGCCGTTGCGGGCGATGCAATCGTTGAGCTCGGCCGCCGCGCGCTTCACCTTTTCGACCTCGGCCATGCGCTCCGCCACGGTCATCTCTTTCATGGTGCCGTCGGCCTGTTCGAAGGGCAGGCGCGTCTCCGGGCCGATTTCATTCATCATGCTCTTGACACGGGCATTGATTTCGGCATCGCCACGTGCAACGGTGGCCTTGGAGGTTCCCATGTCGCTCGGTTCGTTCAAGCTGTTCAACTGGGACGCGCGGCTTGCCGTCGTCGATGAAGCCACGCTCGAGGGGTTTGTGCTCACCAAGGAGCGCGGCTGGCTTCCGGTCAGCTCTGCCGATATCGAGCTGGATGGCCGCCCGATCGACGAGGCGTTTGCTACGGCGGCGTTTGGTGCAGAGATCGAGGCCTTTGGTTCCAGCCCCAGCGCCAAGCGCCAATCGGTCGGCAACGCCGCCTGAATTCCACCCCAGTATTGCAGCTCCTGCTCGCGGATCTGCTGGGCCTTGGCAACATCGCCTTCGACCATGGCGGCGCCGCGCTGCTTGTAGAGCTGATGGCCGGCCTTCTTCGCGTTGGCCATGCTCTCCTCGAGGAGCTGCACTTCGGCGAGAAGCCCATTTGACGTGCGCACCATCACCTTGCGGTCGGCATAGCCAATCCCGGTCACGGCCCAACCTTCATCCCAGATGGTGAAACGGCTTGCGAGAGCTTGCACAACGGCCTGGGCATCGGCTGGGTCCTTCACGATTACCGCGGCGCGAGCAACATCGGTCACGCGGCGAATATCGTTGTAGCCCTTGCGCTTGACCTTGGCCTCGACGCCACGCCCGCCGTCACGCGCCTTGATGCCGGGATCCTTGACCGTGCCCAGGCCGGTCGCGCGAAGCGCTTCGACAAGCTCTTTCTGCGATGCCGGCGCAAGAGCGAACAAGGTGTCGAGATCCGTGAAGGGCTGCTCAAGTCGCGCTTGTTCAAACGCGAGCACCTGCGCCGGTGTCTGCACGGGCGCCTCGAGGAGGGCGCCGGCCTCGGGCGCTGGCTGCTCGGTCGAACGTGCGGCTTCGGCGTCAAGCCGGCCGGTGGCGACGTCCTTGCCGCCGGCGGCCTCCGAGAGGAGCCGGGCGCGTTCGGTGGGCGAGAGCTCGGCAAAGGGCTCGGTGGCGAAGCGCGCGGCGCGAAGGATGGCGGCCGGGTCGATGGCCTCGTCGAATAGGCCGCCCGCTTGGCTCATGATGGCGCGATCAACGGCGTCGAGAATGCGCGCCTCGATCGTCTCGCGGCCGGCTGGCACGGTCAGCTCGTCGTTGCGGAAGAAGAGCCGCACGGCCGCGCGCACATCATCCCGCACGGCGCCGGTTTCCACGTCGCTCTGGTTCACCAGCATCGAGAGCTTGCGCCCCTCGATCCGCGCGCGCTCCACGAGATCGAAGGCGGATTTGAGCGGCGAGACGATATCGGCGCCGCCATCCACGCGCCCTTCCTCGATGGCCGCGCGAAGCCGCGAAATCTGCGGCGCGGTGTCGGCAAAGGCCCGGAGAATGGTGACGCTGGTCGGGTTGGGGTTTTCGGCGATCTCGCGCACCATGCGCGCGTCCTGCCAGGCGCGGGCGATCAGCGCGCCCTGCATGCGGGCAATTCCGGCCTCGGTCGGTCGACCGCCGGCGATGAACGCGCTCTGATCGGCAACGGGCACGAGCTCCTGAATGAAGCGGCGCACGAACTCGGCATTCCGCGCGAGCGTGAGATCGCCGCCCTGATAGCTCTCGAGGATGCCACCATGCAGGTTGCGCGCATCGAGCGCGGCCTGCTCGGGCACCGAAAGCTTCGCGACCTCGCTGATGTTGCTGCGCGCGGTATAGGCCATCAATTGCTGGGGCGTGAGCTCATCCTGCCGGATGCGCACCAGCACGGGTTGCTCGAAGGCGCTTGTGTCGAAGCCGAGGCGTTCGAGCTCGTCGCGATAGGCTTGCGCGCGATCGGGGAAACGCTCGTAAGCGAGGCCGATCGAGAGCGTGCGGCCGTTGCCGCTCTCCACCACGCCGCGATCCGAGACGATGGGCGCGCCGAACTGGGCATTGGGCGAGGTGGTGAGCCAGGAGGGCTCAAGCGTGCCGGCGATGGTTTGCACCTGCTGGCGCAATTCCATCGTCGCGCGGTCGCGCGGCTGGATCTCCGCCGGAAAGGCCGGGTTTACCGTGCCGTCGGCCGAGTGCGAGACGATGAGATTGCCGCGCTCCACGACGGCATAGCGCACATTGAAGGCGAGCTGGTCGTTGACGACGACGCGCTGCGGCCCCTCGAGAGAGAAGGCGGCGGAGCGGGCCGGGGCCGCGGCAGCGATCGGCGCCTGGCCGTTGAGTGCCGCAGTCGCCTGTGCCAGCGCATCGGCGGCCTCGCGGCTGGGGCCGGTCTGGCGCATCACGATGTCTTGTGCTTCGACGTGCCGCGCTACAGCCTCATGATCGCGTGCGGTGATATCGACGGGCGGAAGGTTGCTCCCCTGTTTGCCGGCACGTATCAGCGCGGCCGCGCCGCGCAGGATGCCGGCGAAACCGGCCTGGCCGATGCCGGCCTCGAGCACGTTCTCGATGCTGTTCGTTTCGAGGCCGAGTTCCTGCCGCCTTGTGGCAATGAATGGCTCCTGCGCGGCCTGCACGCCGGCGCCGATCAGGAATTCCTTGCCGAGCCATTTCAGCACCGGCCCCTTGGCCGGGCCGCCGATGGGCGCCGTGAGGATGTTCACCGGGTCGGCCATCTGCCGGGCAATCCCTGCGGCGAAGGCGACGGCATGGCCGGACAAGCCATAGGTGGCGCCGGCGACGTCGGCGCTCTGCTTCTCGATTTCCGCCGCCTTCATGCGGGCGCGGCCGCGCACATCCTTGTAATCGGCGAGGAGCTTCTGCTGCGGATCGGGCAGGCTGTCGATGATCCGGCCCATGGTCTGGACACGTCCATCAAAGCCGCCCTCAAGAAAATCCAGCCGCCTCTCGCGCGCGAGCGTGCCAAGATCCTTGCCGGTGATGGCGGTGAGGCGTTCCTGCAATTCGGAATAGGCATCCATCATCGGCCTCTGCACGCCGAATGTGGTGTCGAGCCCCGTGGCCTTCCATTCGGTGTCCCAGATTTCGCCGATCGTGGCCGGCGCGCGCGCGGGCGGACGCCGCCGCAATTCGGCAAGGTAATCGTCGGCGGCGCGGTTCCAGTCGGTCACTGGCTGCCCCCCATGGGAATGCCGAGCCGGCGCCGCTCTTCCGCGAATTGCTCGGCAAGGGTCCGGTTGAGACGCCCGGCCTGACTTGGCCTGCTGAGCGGGGCATGCAGTTGCACGGCCTTGGCGAGGTCGATCACGAGCGGTCTTCCTTCCTTGTTCATGACCGGCGCTCCTTCGCGGCCTTCCGGCAGGAGAACGGCGAACAGGTTGCCCTGCACGGTGAGCGGACGAAGTTGCGCGTGGCGGGCAATCAGGAAGGGGTCGAGCGGCTGATTGTCGCGACCATAAGCGCCGCCGAACGCATCGAGGATTTCCTTGGAAAGGTTGTAGATTGCCTCCTGCGCGTCGGCAGGTCGAATATCGGGCGGCATGGGCACCTTGGCGCCATTGATCTTCACGATCCTGCCGGTGACGCGCTCGATGGCGGCTTCAAGACCGGCTCGGTCGCCCGCATCATAGAGCGCGGCGTTGCGGCCCCGCTCGCTGGCATAGACCGCGAGCGCGGCTTCGATCACATCCGATTGCATCGCCACGCTGGGATAGAGCAGGCCGGGCATGGTGGACTTGAGCGCGTTCCTGATCTCCTCTGCCTTGGGCTTGATGCCGTCGAGTTGCGCGATCGACGATCCGCGAAGGATGTCGCGCGCAAGCTGCGGGTTGTTCGTCAGGAACATGCCCGCCGTGGCCGCGAGCTTGTCGCCGCCCGTCACTTCCGCCACGGCCGCGCGATAGGCGGCCTCGCCCGTGGTGTTGCGTTGCAGGGCCTGCAGGAGATCGAAGCGCTCCTGGTCGCCCATGGTTTCGAACCGGTCCTTCCATGCGCGCGCCTCTTCGGGCTTGAAGAAGGCGCGGGTCTGGTAGCGCTTGAAGGCGCCATCGGAAACGATGGATCGTGCCTGAAGCTGCTGCGCGAGCTCGGCGCTGCCAATCTGTGCCTGAGGGTTCACGAAAGTGGGCTGGCCCTCGGTATGCCGTTCGTAAAGCTGCACGGGCGCTTCCTTCGCGCCCTTGGCCACCTGCGCGGCAACGGCTTCGAACACCTTGAGCTGCCGCTCTTTCTGCGGTGTCGGGTCCTGCGCGAAGGAAGAGCGGAGACTGCTGGTATAGGCTTCAAGCTCGGCAGGCGCCATGCGATAGGCGCGCTGCACATGAGGCAGCATCTCGATCCGCTCGTTGAGCAGCCGGAGCGTCTCGGCGGCTTGCGGTTCACCGCGCGCCGCGCCGAGCTGCAGCCCGGACTGGATTTCCGCGAGGCGGGCCGGATTGACGTTGAGACCCTGATCGAGCAAGCCGCCGAACTGGTCGGCCTGCTGGCGAGACAGGGCCGTGACCTCGTTGACGATCTGTCTGGTCTGCGCCTCGCGCCGGTCCCATTCGCGCTGCACGATATCCGAGGCGCGGAAGGTATTCATGCCGGTGAAGGCCGGGGCGGCAATATCCACCCCCATCCGCTTGTAGATGTCGCGCACATAATCCACCGTGCGCTTGCCCTGCTGGCCGTTCTTTCCGTCGTGAAGGTTCTGGTCCATCACGGTGAGGAATTCAGCGGCGCTGTAGCCCTCGCCATATCTGGCCACGGCGGCCTTGTGCCATTCAATCGCCCGGCCCGTTCCGGCATGGTAACCGGCAATGCCCGCGACGACGCTGCCATCCGTGGCCTCGATCGTGTCCTGCAGATATTGCATGCCGAGCCGCCGGTTTAGCGCCGGGTCGGTCAGCAGGCGTTCGCGGCGCTCGGTCTCGGGCAGGCGTGCGAATTCGGCAAAGGCCGGGTCCTTGCTGGCATGCTTCGTGGCGACGCCGAGCGCCGTATCCGGCATGAGCTGGCCGATGCCGACGGCTCCGGCCGGCGATACGGCTCCGGCGCGCCCGCCACTTTCCTGCGGAATGATGGCGCTGTCGAAAATCCGCGCGATGGCGCCGGGGCCGCTCACGCGCCCGGCTTCCATGGTGGCCGCTTCCGGGTTGGTGCGCGCCCGGATTTCGAGCCGCTGGGCCCGGAGGGCTTCTGCGGCGGCACGGGCCTGCTGTGCGAATTGCTCGCGCTGGACCGGGTTGAGGCCCTTGAATTGCTCGGGATCGGCCAAGGCCGCTTGCGCGGCGGCCGGGTTCATGCCGATCTGGCGGAGCACAAGGGCGTTGTCGCCGGTCTGGGCCATGGACTGGCGATAGGCCTCGGCGGCCTTGGCCGTCATCATGCCGCGCGAAACGCCGCTTTTCAGGGTTTCGTCGAGCTCGGCGATAAAGGTTTGCCGCTCGGTGTCGGTCTTGGCATTCGCATAGTTCCTGGTGAGAACGTCGAATTGCTGATCGACATTGGCAAGATAGCCATCGGACTGCTTTTTCAGCGCATTGGCCCGCACGCCGCCGGCATAGGAGATGGACTGGCGACGCAGCTGCACGCGCAACTCGGCCGCATCGTCCGGGCGAAGTCCCTCGAGCGCCGAGCCTTCGAGCTTCGTCACCTGCTCCTGAAAGCGCTGTTCGGCCGTGGCGGGATCAGGATCGTTCTCGAATTCCTTTCCGAGATTGTCGATCCCGGTCATGAAGCCCGTCTTGCGATCGGCAACCGTCGAGGCCCGATTGATCTGCTGGATCTGCTCGCCGAGGCTGAAGGCGACATTGCCGAGCCCGCCAAGCGCCTGGCCGAACCGGGCCTGCGCCTGGCCGGTGATCTGCGCGCTATTGTCGCGGCTCGGCTGCAGCTCGCCGATGCCCTGGCTCGATCCGCGCGAAATGTAGACCGGTGCACTCATCAGACGCCCCAGCCCTGGAAGTTGTTGATGCGCCGCGCCCGGGCGAAGCTGTTATCTGCGCCGGACGAGCCGCCGCTGGCGCCATAGGCACCCGTTTTCGGGCGGAACATCTGCGCAAGGTCGCCGGCGGTGCCGAGCAGGGTGGTGCCGATGCCCCAGCTCATCGCGCGACTTTGCGCGCCGAGGCCGCTTTCGAGATCGGAAATCTGCTGGAAGGCGTCGGCGCGTTCCTGGGCGCCGCGCGCGGCGGCGAGCATCTTGTCGGTCTCGCCCTGCGCCGTCGTCATGGCCTGCAGCACCGCCGGCGAGCCGCTGGCGGGGTCGAGGTTGCCGCCGGCGAAATAGTTCACCTGCGCGCCGGTGGTTGCGTCGATCTGGTCGTCGATGCGGTTCTGCTCGAAGGTCGAGCGCATCATGGCTATATCCGCATTGTCGCGAAGCGTGGCTTGCTGCTGGCGCGTCACGCGCCGGGCCGCGCGGTTCTGGGCACCGGCGCCGAAGATGCTCATCAGGGCGCCGGCGCCCTTGAAGGCGGCTGAAGCGATGGTCAGCGGGTCCATCAGGGGTCCTTGATGTCGATTTCGGGCGTGATGGAAAGCAGGGTGAAGGGCAGGGGATCATCACCCGCGAGCGCGATGGCGACCTCCTTCTCGGTGGCGACCTCGATCGTCACGGTGAGGACGCCGGAGAAAAGCTGCAGGGGCTGCCCGGGCGACACGCCGGCGGTCGGAAAGACAAGCGCGTCTTCCGCGCCATTGGCCGAGATGAGGCCGGTGCCGGTTTCGTGCAGGTGCAGCGTCACGTTGTTGGCCGCCTTCTCGACCCCCTTGGTGGAGCCTTTCGGGGTGTTCGTCTCGAAAGGCAGGGTCTCGAGCCGCCAGGCCAGCGGCAGGCCTACCAGGATGTTGCGCATGGGGCGCGGCAGGGTGACGCTGCCGCCGCTCACGATGCGACGGCCGAGAAACACGCCATCGGCGAAGAGGTTGACCGCCTGCCCTTCGAGGTGGTCGAGCCCGCTGACGCTCGCGAACGGGCCGGCGCCCGCTGCGGTGGCAATGCCGCAATCCACGAGCCAGGCGCCGGCGGCGGTGGGTTGATCCTCGTCGATCGCCTCGAAATAGCGCTGCTGCACTTCCCAGTATCGGCGCGTCTGGCCGTTGACGACACGTTCGACGCCGAGCCACAGCTCGGTGAAGGTGTCGTCCAGCGATTGCACGGCCGCGATCTGCAGCACCTTGCCGTTGATCATCGGGCGGCGGTGCCAGCCGGCAACATCCTGCTCGGTCATCAGGGTCAGGCCGCGCAGGGTGCCATCGGCCATGCGCACCCACAGGACCGGGTTGGGGTCCTGGCACCAGGCGAGTTGACGCGCGCCGGCACGCAGCATCTGGCGGGAAAAGGTCGTGAAGTTCTGGAATTCGATCTGCTCGGTTGCGCCGTCGAACCGCACGAAATGCAGCGAGCGGCCGCCGCGCCCGATGAAGACGGCGCCGCCATCGACCATCACCGGCTGATGCGGCTTGAAAGAGCCGCGCGACCCTTGCGGAATGGCGCGCTGGTTGGTGGGGGTAAGGCGTTCGAACGCATTCTGCGCGCCGCGGATCAGCCATTCATTGGAGCGCGCGCCGAGCACCAGCACGCCGATCGGCAGAACCCAGACGATTTCCGTGAGCTTGCCGTCCGGCGCGTTGATCGCGGCCGTGATCGCGCTGTCCTCCTCGTCGAGCAGGTCGAACGAATAGAGGTCCGTGGGCCGGCTGATGAAATATTCGTTGTTCCGCGTCCAGACGAGCGACTGATCGCTGACGGAGACGGCATCGGGCCAGCCGCGCACGTCGCTCCAGGCCGCCTCGAACCAGCGATAGCTGGGCGCGGTGACGGCGCGCTGCGGCAGGCGGTCGAGCACGATTGCCGTGGCCGAGGTGGGCGAGGCGACGGCCGTGATCCGCACATAGCCACCGGTATTCGAGATGAACCGCCAGGTCACGTTGCCGCCGGAGGAGAACACGTCGCCATCGTCATGCACCGGCGGGTTCGGGCCGGTATCGCCCGTGGTGGCATTGAGCGTCACCACCTCGTAGATCCGGCCCTTGTTGCGCCGACGCTGGCCGACCGCGATCGGGCTCTCGATGGCCTTCCAGTTCGGCACGGTCGAGAGGTCGGCTTCGTCGAGCCGCCAGATGCTGCCGACATGGCCGGCGAGGAAGGTGGCCTTGCTGGCCGTGAGCGTGACGGTGCCGGTCTCGGCAGAGGCCTGGATGGTCCAGGTCTTGTCCGTGTTCTGCAGGCGGACCGGTGCCTCGGTCGGCACGTATTCCGTGAGCGACCAGTCGTTGTCCAGGTTGCGCACCAGCACGCGCGGGCGACCGCCGCCGGCGATGAACATCGTGCCCTTGACCTGCGCCTTGAACAGGGCGTCGAGCTGGTTGTCGGGGAAGGGATGCGCCAGCTCGTAAGGCGCCGTGCCGGCCGGGATCAGAATGGGAGCCTGGTTGCGGAAGACGCGCATGACGCCGCCATTGAAGGCGAGCATGTAGCTGTCGCCCAGCGAGACCTCGAAATCCATCAGCCGTGCCGGCCGCGTCTCGTCCTTCCAGGGCGCGATGAAGCGCGTGCCGGGCGTGCGCGTGCGGGCGCCTTCCGGCAGGGGCGTGAGGTTCTCGAGCCGGGCATCGGCCGCGCCGGCCTTGGCGAGATCGTTCACGCGGGCGCGCAGCAGCGGGCTCAGCTCGCCTTGCGCACCGGAAACCCGCTCGAGCCGCTGCTTCACCATCAGGCTCTCCGGATGCCGATATAGCTCACCTCGCGCGGGACGCGGCTTGGCGCCTGTTCGCGCGCATCGGCCTTGCGCGCGCGCATGATGACGGCCTCGGCATTGGCGCGCATGCTGTCGGCGAGGGCATCGTCGCGGCCGAGCTGCGGGGCGATCTTGGCCGCGAGCGCGAATTCGAACGCCTCGAGGAAGGTTGCATCCCAGAGCGCGGGATTGCCGATGATGGCCGTGTAGCCGATGCGCGGGGAGACGAGCCCGGTCGAGAGCATCGACGTGAGGCCCGTCTCCCCATCCGCTGCGGCGGTGCTGCCGTTTTCCACGCACCAATCGTCCTCGCTCGCCCCTTGGACGATGCGGACGCGGATGCAATCCGCCGGCAGCGGATACATGAAGGCGAAGGTGCCGGCCGGGGCGGCCGGATCCTGCGCGAGGGTGGCCCAGCGCCTGGCGAAGTTCCAGTCATGCCGGCGCAGCAGCGTGTCGCGCACGCTGCCGAAATGCGTCTTGATGACCCGCGCGGCCGTGCGCCTGGTCTCGTCGAGCGACGAGATGCGGCCCTCGCCGATATGGGCGAGGGCGCCGTTCGCCGCTTCGAGCTCGGATGCCGCGCGGGTCAGCGTCATGGTCAGCGCTCGTCCACGAAATCGAACGAGAAGTAGATGCGGGGCGTGCCGGCGACGGTCGCGCCGGCAATCGTGGCGACGAGATCGATCTCGCGGCCGGGATCGGCCGCGAGGCCGGCGAGCTGCCACGCACGGTTCAGAAGGTTCGCGGTGACGACCGCGGCCATGCCGGCCTTGGTGCCGGCGGTGGCGACGGCCAGAGCCGAGCCGAGCGCGGTGCGGGCGCCGGCCGGCGTCTCGTTGAAGCCGACATTGAGCGTGACCGAGGCGCCGAGCGCATCGTGGACGATGGTGGAGGACGGCTTGATGATCGCATTCGACGGCACTTTCGAGATGAAGAGCGTGTCGCCGATGACGTTCGCGTTGGACAGCTGAAAGAGGCCGACCGTCGAGCGCGACGACTGGTTGCGGAAGATGGCACGCGGAACAAGGATGGCCGTATTGGGGTTCGGATAACCCTGGCCGAACATATCGGGCATGAAAGCCTCCTGAAGGATGAGGAAGAGGGAAGGCACCGGGCGCAAGCCCGGTGCGGCAGGCGGAAAGCCCGATCAGGCTTCGGAGCAGATGATCTCGACGACCTTGGCGTCTTCCGAGCGCGTCGCGCCGCACCAGATTTCCATGTAGGGGTGCAGGCGATAGTTCTTGTTCGCGTTACGCTCGATCTGGGTCTCGAGATCCGAGAACGGCCCGTAATGCATGCCGCTCTTGGTCCAGAGCGGAATGCGGCGCTGGGTCGGCTGGCCGGTCACCGTCGGCAGGCCCTGCCAGCGCACGAACGTGATGCCCATGAAGGAGAGCACCGTGCGTTCCTTGTCATCGAAGACGGCTACGTCGCGGTAATCCTTCGAGGTGAACTGCAGCGAGTTGTAGAGATCTTCCATCTGGATGTTGGTGAGGGCGCAGCAGGCCTGGTCCATCTCGAGATCGACTTCGCCGGCGGACAGGATCGAGAGGCCGCGGATCAGCTTCGGAATGGTGAGACCCGAGTTGGTGGCGGAGCCCGTCTTGACATAGTTGACGGGCACGTTGCCGTTCGGGTTGTTGAAGGCTTCCGGCGCCTGGCTGCCATCCTGGCCCACGATGCGCGGGCCGAAGAAGGCGGCGGCCATGATGCGATCGCGACCGCGCGCGATCGCCGCGGCGCCGTCCTGGACGGAAACCGAGGAATAGTCGATCGCGGCCTTGATCGTGTCTTCCTTCTCGATCAGGCGGCCCCAGTCGAGCCGGCGCGGGCGCAGCCAGACATCCTCGATGCGGGCTTCGATATGCGGCGTGTCGCCGCCGCGCTCGGCATCGACGCGCGCTTCGGTGGTGCCGATCAGCTCGAGCATGCGCATCTGGCGGCCCGTGAGATTGCCCTGATAGGTGAAGTGGTTCTCGAACCGCGAGCGCTTCTGCTGCACCGCGAGCTGGACGTTTTCCTTGTAGGCGAGCCGATGGCCCGCCGTAACTGCCTCGAAAGCCATGGGATGTCTCCGGCATCGAAAGTGAACGGGATTGGTTCAGTTTCGGCCGGGTAGCGGCTCAGACGCACGGGATCGAACCGTGCAGAATGGCGGGCCCGCCTATCGTTTAACGCCTGCAGTCGGCGGCCGTATTCGGCGGCATCCTAGTCGGGCCCGGTCGGGAGCGCCGGGTAGCGGACAGAAGAGGCGCGCTCATCAAGGGACGATGCGCGCCTCCTCCCGAGGCTTCAAGGGCTGGCTGATTTGCCCCGGATTGTCAAGCTGCGGCGTTCCTCACCCGCGCCTCGAGATCGAGGATTTCCCCATAGGTCAGCGCGCGGCCGGGATCGGCAAGGATCTCGGCTGGGCTGCGATTGTCGATCGGCAACGGATTGGCAACCGGCTCCGGCTGAGCGTCCGGCTCCGGGCCAATATTGGCAGGGTCAAGCTGCTGAGCGGTTGCGGCCTGCTCGGCCGCGAGGCGTTGGGCTTCGTCATTGGGCGTTTCTTTGGTCTTGGCCATCATCTTTCCTTTCGATTGGCGCGGGGTGGATAGATCAGCCGCCGGCCTCGATGTCGATAAGCTTCTGCCAGCGCTCCTTGTTGGCCTTGTGGTGGGGGTGGCGGTTGTCATCGAGGGAAGCGACGAAATCCCTGTCGGCTTTCAGGCGCTGGCGCTCGGCGCGCGCGGCTTCCGGCGAGCGGGGGTCGCCGCCCGGGTTCGTCGTGGTGACGAGCCTGTCTTCGCCCATGGCCTTGCCGAGCTTGTGAAAGGCCTGCACGAATTTCGGCGTGCCCATGATGGCCTCGAGCTCGCCCATATCGGGGCTGTCGAGCCCGAAGGCCTTTGCGGCGCGGCGGCCGAGCTCGACATTGGCGTCGTAATCCTTGCCCCACTGGGTGCGGAGCTGGGCGTCGAGGGTTTCCCGCTCGCGCGCGGTAGCCGCGTCGAGCGCCTCGTTGCGGGCCTGGAACAGGCCGCCGACCTTGTCGGCGAGCGCCTTGGCCTGGGAGAGCGGCACCTTGAGCTCGTGCGCGGCCTTCACGAGATCCGCGTGAAACGGCTCGTAATCCGGATCGCCCTTGAACTTCTCGTAGACCGGCACGCTTTCGCCATACTTGCCGGCATCGGCTTCCCAGCCGAGGCGGGTCCAGCCATCCCATTCGGTGAGCTTGGCCGGATCCGGGGCGGTCAGGGCATTGCGGTCGCGGGCGAGCGTCTCGAACGTTCGCTTTGCCTTGAAGGCATCCTCGAGGCCGCCATAGTTCTTGGTTGCGAGGTAATCCCGCGTATCCTGGCTCAGGCCGAGTTCGGCCTTGGAAAACCACGGCGCATCGCTGCCTTGCGTCTGGGTTCCGGCCGCGCCGGCACCAGCGCCACCAGTGCCGCCGGCGGCACCGGCATCGGGGTTCGGATTGGGGTGTTCTTGCGTCATGGCGAGGGGTCCTTTCGGGGCTGGCGGATGGCGTTTTTGAGGAAGGCCTCGATTTCGAGCGGCTCGGCCCGGGCGAGGTGCAGGATCTCGAGCGCGAGGCTGCGCCGGCCCTCCTGAAAGGCGAGCTGCTGCGGATTGCCCGGCCGCGGCGCGACATCGAAGACGCCGGCGCGGCTCATGATGTCGGCGAGAAGCAGCTTGTTCTCGCCAATGCAGCGATACTGGGCCGCGAGCTCATGCGTGCGGCGGCTGCGAAACAGGGCGACGAACCATTGGGTGTAATAGGGCAGGCCGCTCATGCCGGGCGCCCCTTGGCCAATGTCTGGGCCTGCGCGGCATGGGCGCCGGTGGCGGCGATTTCCACCTGCTGTTTCGCCTGGTCGAGCGCGGTCTGCTGCGCCTGTGCCTGGGCGCGGAGCTGCCGGCGCTGGGCGATGGCTTCGGGCGAGCGCAGGAGCGAGGGCGGCGCGACGCTCGCCTGATGGGTCACGGCGATATACTGGTCGATATCGAAGGTATCGACCACTTCCGGATCGACCTGGGCGGCCTGCATGACGCGTCCGAAAAGCTGATCGGCCGCGCGCGCCTGCTGCATCTGCTGCACCTTGGCCAGCGGCGAGAGATAGGCGACGTCGAGCATTTGCCCGTCGAGTTCCGGCGGGGGCGGCGGCAGGGCGCCGGCCCGCTGCAGGATGCGGAAGCGCCGCAGGATGAAGGGGGTGAGCCCGCCCTGCTGGATGCGCTCGAGGTTCGGGGCGAGGCGGCGGAGTGTTTCCTCCTGAAAACCGGTGAACTCGGTGGCCGTCATCTGCGGCCGGTTGATGAGTTGCATGACCGAGAAATAGAACGCCTCCTTGATGGCCGCGCGCTTTTCCTGCTTGTGCTGGCCGCGATCCCGCATTTGCCCGTTGGGCGTGAAGGCTTCCACCAGACGCTTGCCCTGGTCGCTCATGCCGCCCATGAGCAGGGCGCCGGGGACCATGTCGGCCGGAGTGAAATCGGCCTCGCCATGCACCAGTTTCATGGGATCGGCCATGAACTGATCGGCGATGAGATCGTTCTTTTCCATCTCCTGCAGGGTGCGCATGTCCGGCCGGGCGATATGGCCCGGCCCGCGCGGATAGACGCGGCCGGAGCGGCGCGACCAGGCGATGCTGTGATAGGGGTTTTCGTTGTAGCCGCTGCGCCGCTCGAGCTCGACGAGATCGGGCGAGACATAGGCCGAGGCCCAGGCCATGCCGGCCGGACCGATGCGGCCTGGCTTCGCATCCGGGTTTTCCATCACGGCATGAATGATCGTGTATTCGCGATCTTCCTTGACATTCGTCGTGCCCGGGAATTGCTGCAGCACCTGGCGGCCGCGCAAGGTGAATTCCCGATGGACCGCGCTGATGCGCCCGGCCGCGTCCGTGTCGATATAGAGTTCGCGCAAGGGAATGGTGCGATCAAGGAAGCTGCCGCGGCCGATCTCTTCTTCCGAATAGAGCGTGCCGATGCCGAACGCACCGGTATCGGCAAACCAGCTTGGAACCTCGGTATAGAAGGTTGACATGGTCGGGCCCAGCGTGGCGCGGATGCGCTGTTTGACGGTCCAGAACCATTGTTTCACCGGCTGGTAGAGCATCAGCTCCTCGTCGGCGATGCCGAGCCCGAACCAATCGTTGGCAGGGTTGGTGAGCTGGCCGAACATGCCGCCCGTGAAATCCTCGAGCGCGTAGAGGGGCGTGCTGTCCAGGATTTCGTCCATCGCCGAATTGTTCGAGGTCTTGCCCTGGAAATCCTGATCATCCGGGCGAAGAAGCTCGGCGATCTGCTTCCAGAGGCGCTCCTCGGGCTGGCGGAGCGTTTTCAGCTCGTTGTGGCGATCAATCAGCCATGCGCGGTCCATGCTCCGCCTCCTTCGGTTGGGTGTGTCGATCAGGCGCCGAGCAGCGTCTTCTGCTGGGTGGCGGCGGTGCCGCCCGTGCCGGTGCGCGCGCCACTGACGCCGCGCATGGCACCGATGCGACGAAGCCGACGCTCGGCGGCCGAGCGCGAGGTTTCGCTGTCGGCCGGGTTGGTCAGCGCCGCTTCCTGGATGCGCCGGGCGCGCTCCGCTTCGCGGCGGGCGATTTCCGCCGCCTGTTTTTCCTTGCCCGATGTGCCGAACCAACGTTTGAAGATGGACATGGGAGCCTCCTAAGCTCGCTTGCGGGTGATGGGGTTGTAGCGGGGCGATGGGTTGCGCTGAGCCTCGGCGCGCTTCTGCGCGCGTTCGGCGAGGCGATCGTTGCGGCGCTTGCGGGCATGGCTCTGGCCGAGCTCGCCGGCGGCATATTCGGCGGCCTCGCAGACATGGCTGTCGAGGTTCTTCACGATCGAGCCGCGCTCGCCAAACTTGGTCACGTGATATTTGAACGTGCCGTTGAGCCCGCGCCGGATGGTGGGGCAGGCATTGGCATCGAGCAGGAAGCCGGGCTCGTTATTGCCCACGCGGCGCTTCATCGCATCGCGAAGCGCGAAGTGCCGGCCCTCGGTGTCGTGGTTGCCGAGGCTGGGGCGGTTGGGCTTCAGGCCGAGGATTTTGCCGAGCCGGCCGATCCATGAACCGTTGGGCAGGTCATCGCCGGCGAAGGTGGCTTCATCCCCCGTGAGGTAGAATTCGCAACCCTTGAAGCGCGGCTGCGCCATGATGGCGAGCAGATGCGTGCCGAGCGTGATCTCGTCGCCGCGATCGAGCGCGACTTCCGCCAGCGTGCGGATCTGCCCGTTGGGCATGCCCTGCAGGAGGCCGGCCGCCGGCGTCGCGCCGCCATCCGCACCGATGATGACCGGGATTTCGGGGAAGACGCGAAGCGGCTCTTCGCTCGACATTTCGCTGTCCACGTAATCGGGATAGACAATTGCGGCCTCCTGGTTGAAGCCGGGCTCGTTGTCGAGCTTGACGCGGATCCACCACGGGCGGTGCGCATTGGCCTCGCGCTGCTGCTTGTAATAGCCGCGCCCCACGGCTTTCAGGTTTTCGGCCTCGGCATGAAAGCCGCCGGGCTGGCGGAAAAGCTGGTAGCCCGGCGGTTTCTTGGGGCTCCACCAGTCGCGATAAACCCACGTATCCGGCGCGGGCGCGTTGCAATCGCCAAAGATGCGGCCATGCACGATGCGCTCGTCATCCGGCAGGCCGATCTCTCCCCGGTTCGGGTAGCGGCCGACCGAGCGCGCGAGGTTGATGTAGAGCGCCTCGCGGAGCTTGTCCTGCTCGTTGCAATAGGCATCGGTGTATTCGGTGCCGCCGAGATCATCGGGATCGGCATCATCCCCGAAGGCGAAGAACATCGCCTCGAAAAGGATCGGGCCGAAGCCATCCTCGAAGGTGATGCGATGCACGGCCGCGCGCGGGGAAGCGCCCTGCCATTCGCCGATGCCCTTGTCGGGGTTGAGCACCTTCTGCCAGCTCTTGATGGTGGTGCCCCAGAGCTGCGCATAGGTCTCGCGCCACAGGCTCAAGCGATAGCGCCGCACGGGCCGGCCCTGCGGATCGCGCTCGCCGATCATCGGCGGGGTGCGCACGGCCGCGAGCAGGGCCCGCTTGATGCAGGCCGTGGTTTTCCCCGAGCCAACCGGCCCGTTGAGGAGATCGCGCGCGCCGAGCGACTGGATGAAGCGATCGGAAACCGGCCCGGCCGATTGCAGCAAAGCCGCGCCTTCCGTGTAGCCTTTCAGCCGATCATCGAGGGAGCCGAAGGAGATCACTTGCGCACCTCGAACACGGCATCGCGGATTTTCTCGGCATCGGGGAACTCGCGCTCGAGAAAGCGCAACAGTGCGATTTGGTGCTGCATTGCGACGACCACGAGATCGAGCGTTTGCTGCATGTTGACCGGGCGGCCATTGAGCGACGCGAGGATCATTTCGAGCCCGGCCGCTGCTTCACCAAAAGAGACGGTTTGGCGCTTCATGCCTCAGCTTCCCTGCACCGGCGCCCAGGCACAGGCCGGCTTCTGGTAGGGGCGAATGAGATCACCCTTGCCGTCCTGGGTGCGGCAGATGTGAAACAGGCCATCGGGCGAGGGGCGGGCCTCGCCATGGCTGACGGCAAATCCGTCGATGATCCAGCCGCCGGGCACGATGCGCACGCGCTCTTTCGGCACGGCGTAGCAATCGCGATCCGAGCAGCACTCGTAAGGATACCAGCCATGCGCGAGAGCGCGGCCGACGGATTGCCCCGCAAGGCCGGAGAGCGCAGCCGCCACGAGGATCCCCGCAGCCCCCAGCCGCCGCGCCGGGCTTCCCGCGCCCTGCTAGCCCCCGGCCCGTTTTTCCGCGCCAATTTCATTTTCGCGGGCATCGGCCAACATGAGGCGGGCCGAAAAATCGCAGCAAGGCGGGAGGCAAAAACGCGGGCGCGCGCGCCCGGGGGGTGGGGGGGGAGGCGGAAGGGGGGGGTATGCTCCGCGATCCGAGGCCGAACCGCCCCGCGCCGAGGCGCGACGGCTAGTCGGCGCAACTCCCGTTGATGCCTTTGCAACCCTCTGATCTTGCTTCCAAATCCGGCTCATGATCCGCCTTCCTGATCGGCTCTTTCCGCACGCGATCCGCTAACCCCTTGAATTTCCACACCGTCGATGATGCGCCCCTCGGCATCGCGATAGGCCGCGAGCCAGGGCGGCGAGCCGCCCGCACTCACGCCAATCCCGGCATTGATCGCCTGGTCGCCGATGCTGATCACCAGGCCCGGCACCGCGTTGCCCTTCTCGTCGGTCGGCGCGAGCTTCGCGGCGACGTAAGGCGCGAGCTTGTCCCAGATGGCGACCTGCCGGTCGAACGCCTCGACAACCTTGCAATCGAGCCGCCTGGCCATTTCCTCCGGCGTCATCGTGGCCCAGCGCGCGAGGTGGATCAGCGGATGGCCTCCGGCCCGGATCAGCATCTCGCGAAGCTGGCGCGAGGAGAGGTTCTCGGCACCTTTCGGGCGGCCGCGCTTGCGCTCCTCGGTCGCGTTCGCGGCGATGGCGTCGGCGTCGGCGCGGTTGATCCGCTCCGCGACCGGCGCGAGGAAGTCGAGCTGCTCGGCGGCCGGAGCCGCCGCGCCGGCGGCCCGCGCACTCACAGCAAGATCGGAGTTCAGCGCGCTTTTCGTCATCCCGCCGCCCCATCCCGTTGAATTTCCGGCAATATTTTATTCGCGCGGCTTTGCGATGGGCGAACAGGAATGGCGGCAAGCGTCCCAACCGTCCCAACTGACGAAAAGTGTCCCATTCTCAACTTATTGATATATCTATCTGAAATAGATAATTGGGACGTTGGGACGGTTGGGACGGCTGCACGCGCGCGTATGTGTAGCCGCGCCCGCTCGCCCGCTCGCCTGCCCTCGTGTGTGCGGGCGCATGCGTCATGTGAGGCAAACCGCGTCCCAAGCGTCCCAACGTCCCAAGAACGACGAAAGCGCAAGCTTTCCAATGGGCTGACGATGGGACGCTTTTTCTCAGTTGGGACAGTCGGGACGCTCTGGCCCCGGCCCGCATCAGCCGGGCACAATCCGCGCGAAAACCTGTTTGCTTTCACGCGGTTCCAAGGCAATACAAAAGCAATGCTGGCGCTCGCGCGCGGAATGCTGTCGCAATGCTTCGCGCTCACCTTGGCAGGCATGACGGGATGCGGGGTCACGCAAACCTCCGTGCGATGCGCTGAAACCATGTCGGGTGCTGCTCGTCGCTGCGCGGCAGATCGGGCAATCGCGGCTCGAACAGCTTGCCGTCTCGCCCGCAAGCGGTGTTGTGCCACCGGGCGAGCCGCGCGAGAGCGCCATTCCATCCGTGGCCGAGCGGGCCGAGAGCTGCACGCTCTTCGCTGTCCATTGAGAGCGGGTTGAAGCAGCGCGGGCCGGTCTGGCCTATGCGCATGTGCCGGCAATAGATGCAGGCCTTGCTTTGGCGGATCTTGGGCGTGGTGAAAACGTTCACTCTCCGCCCTCCTCGAGATCGCTCTGCAGGAACACATGCACGGGCACGCTCCACCCGCGGCCGCCGAACCGGCTGGATTTCTCGGCCCGCGCGCCTTTCAGGCGGCGCATGGCCTGCGCCCAGCCACCGGCGGCACCGCCCTCGGCATACCATTGCGAGCCGGCGAAAAGCTTCGCGAGCGCGGTCGACTTGTTCGGCAGGATCACGCGCGCCCCCGTTCCGGTGCGGCTCTGCGCGGTCTGGAACCCGTCAATATAGATCGACCAGGCGCGAAGCTGGTCCTGGCAGCCCTTGGCCGTGACAGCGCCCTCGCCGTCGCGCGGCTTGCTCACGCCGGCGCCGATGCTCACCAGCTCGCCGATCGTCATGCGCGTGCCGCCGCGGAACACGTCGAGCGGCACGGTGATGAGGTGGTTCAGCATCGAGAGGCTGTTGGCCTCGCGCGGGTTGGCATCGTTCATCCGCTCGGCCGAGAGCGCGCGGGCGAAGGCGTCGATCGTGTCGGCATGGGCGATCTCCCGGCCGCGCATCAGGTCACAGGCGGCGAGCAGCGCGCCGAACTGGTCGGCACCGCGCGGATCGTGTCCCTGCTCCTGCAAAGCCGCGCGATAGGCCTGCAGCGTCTCTTCCCAGCGGTGCCAGCCATCCACCAGACGCCGCAGCATTACGCGGCCGGCATAGGCGAGCTGCGCGGGGTCCAGCGCCAGCGGCTTCCGCTTGCCGAGCGGGCCCAGGTCGAGAATGCAGAAGCGGGAAATGTCCTGCGCCTGCATCGGCGGGATGATGATGGACGAGAACAGGAAGGCGCTCTTCGCCTCGAAATAGACCGATTGATGGTTCGAGGAGCCGCGCCGGATCTTGCCGCCCGTCGCGGCCTGGCGCGCGAGGTTGATGAGGTCCTTCATCTTGCTCTTGAAGGGGTCCGGCTCCGCCTCGTCGATCATCACCGGGCGGCTGGAATGGCCCACCGCGGAATACACACCGGCGCCCGTGGTGTCCGACGATTGCACCATGTCCTTGCCGGTCATGGCCATGATGATGCGCTGCAGCGTGGTCTTGCCGGCGCCGGCATCGCCGGTGATCCACATGAGGGATCGGAAATCGAGCGCCGCGCCGAGGCGCGATCCTGCCAGCCATCCGAGGAGGAGGAGGGAGGCGAGCTTGTGGCCCGATCCGTCCACGTCGGCGGCGAAGCAGCGGGCCTCGCTGGCCTCGATGTCGCCAGCATCGCCGGGCCCGTCGAGCCAGTTGTAGCTGTCGAACGTGGCGAGCACCTTTTCGACTGCCTCGCTCTGCCGGCGCTGCTCCTCGTCGCTCTCGGCCGGGTCGGCCGGCTTCTGGCTGGCCACGCCGGCGGAATAGAGGTAACCGTTCACAAACCCCGGCGGGTGTGCCTCACCATTCACGAGTACGGCCGAGCCGCAATGCAGCACCAGCTCGTTCGCCTGGCCGCGCCAGCCGCCCATGCCGCGGATCATCTCGTCCGCATCAAACCAGCCTTTATCCGTGGCGGCCTTGATGAGGCTCTCGGCCGCCTGGTCGGCTTTCCAGCCGGATTGCACGCCGGTTTTCTCGTTGTATTTGGGGAAGGCTTCCCAGAGCCAATCTTGCCGGCTTCCGAACAGAAGGCGAAGCCCTTCCGCGCCGAACTGGCCCTTGGTCATGGGGATCAACTGGCGATGCGGGTTGAGGAAGTAGCAGGTCGTGCCGTTATAGCCCACGGGCGTCACCGGGCAATCCGGTGGCAAGGCCTTCACCGGGTCGCGCTTCTTGATGAAGCGGGGCCCATCGGGCTCTTCATCGTCAGCCGGCGGAATATCGCCGGGCGGCCCATCCGGTGGGGCTGATCCACCATCGGCCGGCTCGGCCTTCCGCTTCGCCTTCTTGCCCTTCACCTTTTCGGCCTTGCCGTTGATCGCCTCGTCCTCGATCGCGATCAGCCGGTCAATGGCGTTGCGGTCCATGCCGGTGGAGCGGCCGCATTTATGCGCCATGGCCGCGCCCTGACGGCGATACACATCGCGGATCCAGCGTTCCGCCTCGATCTGGGCCTGCGCCTCGCTGTCGCGCGCTTCTTCCTTGGCCTCGCGCTTGGCTTCGGCTTCGGCGGCCGCAGCATCGGCGGCGGCAAAGGCTTCGGCGATGGGCTGGAGCTGGGGCGTCTCGCTCATTCGTCGGCGTCCTCGTCGAGCAGGGCGGCCATCACTTCCGAGGCGAGACACTCGGTCAGGAGGCGTTCGATCAGCATGTGCAGCGTCCAGCCGCGGCGCTGCGCGGCGGCCGCGAGCGCGGCGTAATCGGCGGTTTCCAGCTCCACGAGCAGGCGGCGGGTATCGCTCATGCTTGCACCTGCTGCATCACGCGGCGTTCCTGGGCGCGAAGCGCGCGGGCCCAGTCGTTGAAATCCTTGAATTGCGGCGGCGGCCGCACCTCGCGCACGGCAATGCCGCGGCTCATGATCTGAGCCTTCGCGCGCCGGAAGGCTTCCTGCGGCTCGGGTTTCACATCGTTATCGGCACAGAGGTAAAGACCGGCGAGACGATCGGGGAAGGTGACGTTCTTCAGGTTCGAAAGGGAAATGGCCGCCACGGCGCGCATCTGCGGCTGCACCATGGCGATGGTCAGCGCATCTTCCACGCCCTCGGTCATGGCCACCCATTCCCCGGCCTCGAGGTGCCGCAGGCTCTTGCCCGTGCGGCCTTTCCAGACAGAGATCAGCCCGCCGGCATATGGCCCGAAGGCCACCTTCGCATCGGGCAGGGGCCCGCCATTCTTCTGGTCGGCCTTGGTCACGCGGCCATCGTCGTGGCAGAGCAGGAAAGTGCGATGCACCGTCATCAGGTTGCCGTCCGGGCCGTCCACCTTGGCGAGCAGGCAGGGGCGCGGCGCATGCGTCACCGGGCAGCGCATGCCGGGGTGAAAGCGCAGGGCGCCCGGCCATTTGCCGAGCCGCGAAAACAGAATGTCGCGTGCCAGCAGATAACGTTCCGCCGGCGTTCCGGCGATGGGCACGGCCTCGAGGAAATAGCGCTGCGCCGCGCGGCGGCGTCCCTCGCGTTCGTCGCGCTCGGCTTGCGCGGCCTTGCGGCTGGCCTGATCGGCCTCCCGCTCGCGGCGCTGGCGCTCCTCTGCGCTCATGCCGCCATCCAGGCCGAGCCATTGGCGCGACCATTTGATGGTCTCGGTCATGTCGCGATGGCCGAGCGCGCGGTTGACGAGGCTCAGCACGTCGCCGCCCTCGCCGGAGGAGAAATCCTTCCACCAGCCAAGTTTGGTGCTGGTGCGGGCAATGCGCAGGCTCTGCCCGGCTTCGCCCGAAAGCGAGCCAAGGCAGAAATTATGCTTGGAGCTGTCGAGCTTGGCGGCGGGGTAGAGCTGCAGCACTAGGCTGTCGAGCCGCTTTTGCAGCTCGTGCTTGATGACGTCGATGGAGATCAGCTCGCCGCGCATCTCAGCCTCGCGAGGAAGAAAAGCGCCGGCGGGCGCTCACCCGGCGCCGGCTCCGGGTGGAACTGCCGCGCGTGGGGACACGCGCGACGTGAGCGCGCCGCATTGCCAGGGAGTGGAACAAGACGGCGAATGCGTTCATCCGAGATCTCCCGGCTTGGGAGCATCGGCGAGGGTCACGTCCCGCGGCGGGTTGGGCGGCGTGCCGGCCATGGCGACGAGCGCGGCGGAGACGAGCAAAACGGCGCGGGCATCGCCAAAGGTCTGGGGGTCGCCGCGCAACAGCTTGCCGGCCACCTCGGCCGCCTTCTCGATCGTGAACCAATGCGTCAGCGGCTTGGGGTCGAAGGGCTGGCCGGCCTCGGCCGGGGCGCCCTCATAGCCGCGCAGGCGGCGCTTGCCGTCACTCTCGCGAAGCACGAGCGTCTCGGCGCCCGGCGTCTCGATCGAGGGCGCGAACCACATCACCTGCAGCACCTGGGCGCTCATGCCGCGCGCCCTTGTTCGGTCGGGCCTTGGGAAGAAAAAGCCCCATGGCCGTTTCGGGCCACGGGGTTAATCACCGGCGAGGGGAGGGTTACAGGACCACCCGCCGGCAGGGAGGAAAGGTCGGGATGCAGCGCGATCAGATGCGCCAGCACGCGCCGCTCCTCGGCGACGAGGGCGCGCTCGATCTTGTCGAGGGTGGAATTCTTCGTGTCGCACCGCGCAGAAAGCGTTTTGGCCAGCGTGTCCTTATGGATGCCGGCAAGACGGGCGAGCTCTTTCTCGGGCAGGCGAATGCGCCTGATCCGATCGCGCAACTGCATCAGATAGGTCATGAGGTTGTCCAACGCCTGAAATCGGTCTATGGACAGATGCCGATCCGATTTGCGGCGGAGTGTCAAGCGTCTTGGTTCATGCTGTCGCGTTTCCTTTTGGAAATCATAGTCCGATCCGATCGGGATCGGGCGGCGAGTCGATGGCGCGCATTTTCAACAAGTCGGAACGGAAGGCGAAGCTTCGCGAAGATCACAAGGCGTGGCTCAACACGATCGCGAGGACGGACGGACGGTCACTGACGGCCATTGCGAGAGACGCGGGGCTTGATCCGTCAGCGCTGACACGGTTCATGCATGACGAAGAGCGCGGCTCGACGCTGGACACGTTGACGATTGCGGCCGTGATGGACGAGACGGGTGCGCCGGCACCATTCGAGCAGGCAGTGCAGCAGGTTGCGCGGCGCGGCCTGGGAGAGGCCGAAAGCGAACCCTATGAGCCGTCACCGGAGGAAATGCGGCTGGTCGCCGGCAACCACGAGCATCTGGCGTGGTTTGTGATGAAGTCGCGCGCGCTGGAATACGAGGGTTATCGGATTGGCGACAAGCTGATCGTGGACCTGAACAGGCCCGCCAAGGCGGGGGACATCGTGTGCGCGCAGTTCTATAACTGGGCGCAGCCGGCCGCGACGCAGACGGTTTTCCGCATTTTCGAACCGCCCGCGCTCGTCGTGTCGGGGCCTGTTGAGGCCCTGCAGCGGCGCACGCGGCTGATTGACGGAGAGAATGTTATCGTCAAGGGCGTTCTGCGGATGATGGTGCGGGCTTTGCCGTAACGGCGCGGTCGATCAGGTCGAGCGCCTTCGCGACGTGCTCTATTGGCACCTTGCCGCTTGCCAGCGGCCCGGCGATGCACAGCGCCCAGTCTTCTGGCGTGGGCGTCAATCCGTAATTTTTTTCCTGGAATGCCCTGATCGTGCTCACGAGGCGCATGGCGAGCCGTGCCGGCTCGGGACCGCGGATCATGCCATAATGCCGGGCAACCCGCTCGCTGAGATTCCACATGGCCGCAACATGTGCCACGGCCTGCTGCGTTGCGCGATCGTCTTCGGTGATCACCGGCCGATGCACCATGTCGAGTGCTGTCTGCATCATCAGCATGCCAGCCGGGGTCATGGCCGTGCCGGGCCATCCAAGATCCTCCGCCTGCCCGAGATAGCGGGCAAGCGGCTCGGAGAGATCAGTTCTGCGCAAATGGTCGGTCAGATACGCCAGCGCAAATGCGGCTGCGATGCCGAACAGCAACAATAGCACCATCCCCCAGTCCGTCATGCGTCGTTATCCCCGGAAAATACCCACGGGATGATGACAGCATTCGTGAGGCAATCCGCCTATCGGGAAATGAACCGCGCTCAAATCGGTCTATTGACAGATTGTAGTCGGTTCACATACCGTCTTCTTTCAGGCGCACTGATTTGCGCCATCACGAAAGGAGCGGGCATGCCACCCGACATCATGGAAACCGATTTCACCCGCGCGGCTCGCGAGGTGGTCGATCGCGCCAACGCGCTGATTGACGAGCGGATGAGCTCGTTCGACTTGTCCACTTTCGAAGGACAATACGGCGCCGCCGCTTCGCGATTTCAGAGGCAGGTTCTCTCGGCTCTGATCTTGTGGATCGCTTCGGAAGACGAGCGCGGCACACCGCATCCCGTGCTGATGACGGCGATCGAGAACGGCATCGCCAATTGCATCGCCTCGGTTTTGCATGGCCGCGTGAAGCCGCCGATGCGGGTCGAGGCGGCGCAGCACATGCTGCACCAGATCATGCGCGACACGTTTGTCATGCTGCAGGTCGCCGAGTGCGATCCTCGGCACGCCGAAATCCTGCAGGCGCGGTCCGTCAAGGTGGGCCGCGCCTGATGGCCCGGCCGGAAACCCTCCTCGCTGCCGCCTGGGTGCTCACGCCGTTTCTCGGCGGGGTGTTCCTGCTCGGCACCGCTTTTCTCACCCGGGCCGAAGAAGGCCCGGGCCGCTTTCCCGCCTTCACGGCGGCCGCATCCGGTGTTGCGTTCGGCACCGCCCTCCTCGCTTTCCTCCAGCTTTGAAAGGTTTTGCCATGGTGGACATGGTTCACATCGTCGTGCCCAAGCTGCCGGTGCTCATCGCCGGCTGCCTCATCGCCGCGCTCGGCTTCGGCCTGTTCGCGCGCGAGCTCCGCGCCTGCCGGCGCGAGGGCCGCTCCTGCCTCACCGGGAGGCCGCGCGCATGAGCAGGTTACAGCGATTTTTGGTGACCCGCGCGGAGAATGGCGGCTTCATGGTCCATGAAAAAGCCGCGCGCCTGGGCGAACACGAGCAGCTGCTCAGCTGCTT